GGGTCAAGCATTGTCGTAAAGATGGTGTGTTAACGATAGGACAGTTTCACGATGAAATTATCAGTATGGTAAAAGAGGGAAAGGAGACACAAGAGAAGATAAGTATGGACGATAGCATTGAACGACTAAATGATGAGTTGCAACTAAATGTACCTTTAGGCATTGATGCTCAGTTCGGAAAGAGTTATGCTGACATACACTAATTTATTTTTGGTGTGTGGTTGCGTAAGTACAAAAAATGTTGCTATATATAAGTACCCGCATAAGGAAAGGAACCCGACATGGGAAAGAAAGTTTACGTTGAGTGTCCAGTTAATTGGGCTAAGTTGCGTGAAGAAGACCGAGACATGGGTAAAAACATGCAGGAAGGTTCTGATGCACGAAACAAGATTGATGAGGTACAGGGGCGCTACACTGTGCAGCTAATGCTTGATAAGGATACTAAGAAAAAGATGGTATCTGATGGTGTACCTAACAAGGGTATGCAAGCACAGTTGTTCAAGGAGGATCAGGAAGGTACGGAATACTTCTCAGCAAGACGAGGCCACTTTAACCCTAAGTTCAAGGATCAGAACACAGGGGAATATGGTGTAGTGATGGGACCACCTCGTGTCCTTAAAGAAGATGCTGACGGTGTTCTAGTTGATTGGGACTTTGAGGCTGACGGTCTCATTGGTAACGGTAGTAAGGTTGTAGCAAAGCTAGATGTATGGGACGGTAAGTTGACTACCTTAGAAGCAGTTAAGGTTGTTGAACACGTACCATACGAAGCGTCAGACGGGAGTGCTTTCTAATGACTAAAGCCACCATCATCTTTGAAACCTCGGAAGAGGTAGATGGGTACGAAAGTAAGACTACTATTGAGCGTCACAATGTAGACACTCTTGAGAATCTTGCATACTTATACAGTGAGGCTACAGTGGCAGGGGGTTGGACTTACATTAAGTCAGTGGCCCTAGAAAAAGAGGATGAGACTATTGTCTGGTCCGACATTTGAGCCAAAGCATGTCTTAGTTGATGGTGACATTGTTGCGTACAGGGCTGGATTTTCCTCAGAGGGTAAGACCAGTGCAGATGCAGAGGACAAAGTAGACGAGGTTATGGACTTTATAGCTTCCAACACTATGTCTTTCCCTGTGCCTGACAGGTTCCATACGTTCTTAACTGGGGCTGATAACTTTAGGTTCGCCATAGCTAAGTCGTACCCCTACAAGGGGAATAGGAGTAAGTCTGAGAAGCCTGAGTATCTGCAACATTCAAGGGATTATCTAGTGTCTAAGTATAACGCAGTGGTAAGTTACGGGGAAGAAGCTGATGATCTTATAGCCATAGCTGCCACTAAGTTTGGTCCTAATACTGTTGTGGCCTCTATAGATAAGGACATGCTACAGATACCTTGTTACCACTATAACTTTGGCAGGGATGAATGGTCACAAGTAGATGAGTGGGGCGGCTCTAAGTTCTTCTATACTCAGATACTAACTGGTGATGCAGCCGACAACATTAAAGGTATCAAAGGCGTTGGACCTGTTAAAGCTGGTAAGTTGCTTAAAGATTGTACGACAGAAGAAGAACTGTGGTACGCTTGCTTAGAGGCTTATGATGGTGACTATGACCGTGTGATGGAAAATGCCAGACTACTGTGGCTAAGGAGAAGAGAGGAAGAGTTATGGGAGCCTCCAACAGTGAGAGACGGAGACACGCAATAAAGAATGGATACCGCTCTGGCTTGGAGGAAGACATCTCTAAGGACTTGATTGGACGGGGTGTAGACTTTGAGTATGAGAAGCTAAAGATACAGTGGCAACTTATAGAACAGAAGACCTACACCCCAGACTTCAAGTTACCTAATGGTATCATCATTGAGTCAAAAGGTAGGTTTGTTGCAGCGGATCGTAAGAAGCACCTTAAGGTTAAAAGTCAGCACCCGTTTCTAGATATTAGGTTTGTGTTTTCTAACTCTAGGGCTAAGTTAAACAAAGGTGCAAAGAGTACCTATGGGGATTGGTGTGATAAGCACGGTTTCTTGTATGCAGATAAAAGGATACCCGACGAATGGTTGTTAAAAACGTAGCTACCTTTAAGGTGCATCAAGTAAAGGATGGCCCATACCAAGATGAAGAAGAGGGGTTGTGGTGGTTGTTATGTTGGGTAGAAGACTGTGACCCAGTGGACGGAGAGGGTGTTATGTTTGATGAAGAGATACCATTCTCAACTATGACTAACGCTTACAACTTTAAGACACACTTTGAGAAGTCTATTGACCCGATCTTGATAGAGTTCAATGTAGGAATGGAGGTAAAATATGACGGGTAAAACAGCTATTGTATTCTCTTGCGCCCATGTAGACCCTTCAGTGGGAAATGAGCGTTTTGATTGGCTAGGTGAACTAATCTATGAGGTCAACCCTAACTACATCATTGACTTAGGTGATGGTGCAGATATGAAGTCTCTTAACACTTATGACACACGCTACCCACAAGCTATGTGCGCTCAGAGTTACGAGGCAGATATTAACCACTACAACGAAGCTATGGACCGACTGAGACGTAAGCCTAGTACCCGTAAGTATAAGGTGCCACAATGGTTTGGGTTTGAGGGCAACCATGAACATCGTATCAAACGAGCTATAGCACATGACCCACGACTAGAAGGAGACAAGTATGGCATCTCATATAGCCACTTACAGACAGATCACTGGTTTGATGAATACCACGAATACGAGAACTCAGCACCATCTATAAGGGACTACGATGGAATATCATATGCTCACTACTTCAGTTCTGGTAACTATGGTACTGCTATGTCAGGGTTACATCATGCCAATGCACTAATGGCTAATAGGAACCACAGCAGTACGTGTGGGCATAGTCATAAGCGAGACCTTAAGTTTAGGGATGGAGCACACCCTAGTGGTATCATGGGGCTTGTAGCGGGGTGTTACAAGGGTGCAGCAGAGTCTTGGGCTGGGCAAGCTAACAACGATTGGTGGAAGGGTGTTGTCATTAAGAGGGACATTTCTGGTGGCATGTACGACCCTGAGTTTGTATCACTTCAACGTCTAAAGGAGATGTACGGTAATGGGGAAGCGTTCTAATTTTGAGCGAGTGCCAAGGGACTACTATCCTACCCCAATACAGGCTGTAGAGCCTCTGATCCCCCACCTGCCATACTCCTTTGACTACTTGGAGCCATGTGCAGGTGACGGGAGACTGATCTCTCATATAAGCCAGTTAACGAGTGGACTAGGGGAATGTATAGGTGCCTACGACATAGAGCCAAGACATGACTACGTACAGAAGATGGATGCGCTAACTATAGAAAGTGTCTCAGGTAGTTTTAGCAAGGACTTCTTTGCTATTACTAACCCACCTTGGGACAGGAAGATACTACACCCGTTGATAGATAACTTCTTAGGTATATGTCCTGTTTGGTTGTTGTTCGATGCAGATTGGATGCACACTAAGCAGTCAGCTACCTTTATGACCTACTGTAAGACGGTGGTAAGTGTAGGAAGAGTTAAGTGGATTGAGGGAAGTAAGAGCCAAGGCAAGGATAACTGTGCTTGGTATCTCTTTGACTACAGTAATGAAGAACAGACGCAGTTTTATGGGAGGATGATACAATGATTATGAGTTACAAGAGTATGGAAGCGTTTCGTGAGTACAGTGATTGGGTAGAGGACAAGATTATTACTGAGGGTAAAGACCGTCTGATGGAAAATGCTCTAGGTCTTATGGGTGAGGCTGGGGAAGTAGCCGAAAAGATTAAAAAGAGTATGAGGGACAAAACTGAGGTTACACCTAACGACATTGTAAAGGAACTAGGTGACGTTGTGTTCTATGCTACAGCCTTGTCTAACTACTACCATGCTAACTTAGGTGTGACTATCCTAGAGAACATTAACAAACTAGATAGCCGTGAGGCGCGTGGAACTATTAAGGGCAGTGGTGACAACAGATGACTTGGTTAGAAAGGTACTACAACTTCCTTAAGACTTGGAGGTTACACAGGAAAACCGTTAAGCAGTTAAACACTATGACTGACAGACAACTTAAAGACATAGGAATGAATAGGTCAGATATTAACCGAATGATCTGGCTAGACGAAGATATGATTCAAAGAGGAACGAAGAATGAAAAGTAACTACTTGCCCACAGACTACCAAACATTTATTGCTACTAGCCGTTATGCACGTTGGTTGGAAGAAGAAGGACGCCGTGAGACTTGGGGTGAGACAGTTGGTCGGTATATGACTAATATCGTATCTCCTTGGCTAACCCCTACTATAGAAAAAGAAATCTGTGACGCTATCCTTAGTCTTGAAGTAATGCCATCTATGCGTTCTCTTATGACTGCGGGTAAGAGTTCAGCCCGTGACAACACTTGTATGTATAACTGTTCTTACTTACCCGTAGATGATCCTAAAGCCTTCGATGAGGCTATGTTCATCCTTCTATGTGGTACTGGCGTCGGGTTCAGTGTTGAGCGTCAGTTCATTACTAAGTTGCCAGAGGTTCCCTCCCTCTTTGAAAGTGACACGACTATTGTTATCAAGGACAGTAAGGAAGGTTGGGCTAAAGGTCTCAGACAAGTTCTGGCTCTCCTGTGGGCTGGTGAGATTCCTAAGTGGGATGTATCTAAAGTACGTCCAGCGGGTGCTAGACTTAAGACGTTTGGTGGTCGTGCTAGTGGTCCTGCTCCTTTGGTTGATTTGTTTAACTTCTCTGTGTCTACGTTTAAGGCAGCACAAGGGCGTAAGCTGAGTTCTATTGAGTGTCATGATCTAATGTGTAAGATTGGTGAAGTTGTTGTTGTAGGGGGTGTTAGACGCTCTGCTATGATATCTTTAAGCAACCTATCTGATGATCGTATGCGTCACGCTAAGTCAGGTAACTGGTGGGAACTGAATAGCCAACGAGCATTAGCTAATAACTCTGTGTCTTATACAGAAAAGCCAGACAGTATGTCATTCATGCGTGAGTGGGTGTCCTTAATGGAGAGTGGATCAGGTGAGCGAGGTGTATTTAATCGTGAAGCATCGAAGAAACAGGCGGCTAAGAATGGCAGACGAAATGCAGACTACGAGTTCGGAACTAATCCGTGTTCGGAAATCATACTTCGACCGAATCAGTTCTGTAATCTTACGGAAGTTGTCATCCGTGCTAACGACAGTATTGACGATCTTACAAGAAAAGTCCGTCTTGCAACTATACTTGGAACCATTCAGTCAACCTACACCCACTTTCCGTACTTGCGTAAAATGTGGACTGACAATACCTCAGAAGAGCGATTGCTCGGTGTGTCTCTCACGGGGATAATGGACAACCCGTTAATGACGCTAAAGAACGCAGGACTAGATAAGACACTACAACACCTTAAAGAAGTAGCAGTAGAGACAAATAAGGAGTGGGCTGAGAAGTTAGGTATCCCAGTATCAACAGCTATAACTTGTGTTAAACCATCTGGTACGGTTTCACAGGTTGTAGATTCTGCCAGTGGGATTCATGCAAGACACAGCCCATACTATATTCGTACAGTAAGAGGAGACAACAAAGACCCGCTAACAAAGTTTATGATAGACCAAGGTATCCCTAATGAGCCTGACGTAATGAAGCCTGACGCTACAACAGTGTTTAGCTTTCCTATGCGGTCTCCTATGGGTGCAGTACACACAGCCGATACGACAGCCTTAGAACAACTAGAAATGTGGTTGATGTATCAAAGACATTGGTGTGAACATAAGCCTAGTGTTACTATCAACGTCAAGTCAGAGGAGTGGTTTGCTGTAGGTGCATTTGTATATGAACACTTTGATGAAATGTCGGGTGTATCATTCTTGCCCTTCAATGAGCATACATATCAACAGGCACCATATCAGGAGTGTGTAGCTACAGACTATCATATACTACTTGATCAGATGCCTAGAAGTATTGATTGGAATAAACTGTCTG